TGGACACATCTTCCTGAGGGATGTTATAAATCTTGGATGCTAATTTAACGTAGACATCTTCACCGGCTCGGAAAGTCTCAAGCAAGTGACGCTCTTTCGCTACCCAGGCTAAGACCCTGGCTTCAATCCCTGCGAAGTCACAGACGATCAACTTCTTGCCTGGGCTCGCTTGCACCATCCCTCTGAGACAACTGCTCAGCACCCCAGGCACGTCGCGGTAAAACAGATTCACTGTCCCGTCGCGAATCGATTCGATCGCATCTTTAACTTCCCTCGGTTTCAGATTGCCCCTGGGAACGTTCTGGAACTGGACGCCTTTGCCACTCCACCTGCCGGTCGATGCACCGTGGTACATGTGGACTCCGCGCACCCGGCCATCAGAACATGCCATCCGTTTCATCGCTGAGTATTTCGCAGTGCTACTAAGGGACAGGCTCTTCCTCAAGCTGAGAACATCCAGAACTTCAGGCTCGTAGTCCAGCTCCATATGCTCTTCGATCGTCGTCTTTTGCAGGTTCCCAAGGTTGACTCCCATGTCGATCAGCCAACTCATGATCCGTTGGGTCTGCTTTCCTGAGGTGCATGACCCACCCGTGATCGCAGAAAGCTTCGACTCCAGGTCTCGTTTCTCTGCGTTGTCGATCTCGATGGCCGCGTCAATCGTCTCCAGGTCCACAGGGACGCCTCGGTCGTTGATGATCTGATCCAACAGCCACTCGCTCACTTGGAGGTCACTGAGGGGCCCTGTGGCTTGGTAGAGAGCCGTCTCGACCGCCACATCTTTGATGCAGTAGGCATAGAGCCGCTCGTAATGGCTAGGGTCCTCGTCCCACTTGCCGTGCTTTTTCTGCATGCTTTTGGGCAGTGGCTTGCACATTCGAAGCATCAACCGGTGACCGTCCATGTCTTTGGTGTGGTCCAGCCCAATCGCCTTGGCTGCACCGTCCAGGCTACGAGGCAGAGCCAAAGCCGCACAACGGGCCGCTGTGCATCGCCAACGGATGAGAGGCATTTCGGGCCAACCGTACTTCAGAACGCCGATTTGGGCCCATATAGCTCGCTCAAACCCAGCATTGTGGGCAAATATCAAGTGCCCGGCTTCCAAAGCAGCGGCTATTGGCCTCGGGAGGCCTCGATTCCCAGGAATCCACAGTATCGGGTCCCCGTCGTCGATGGCTGCTGCCATGCACAGGATGTCGGTCGATGGGTCTTCGGCGTACCGGTTGGCACCGCACTTTTTCAGGTCGCACTCAGACCGGGTCTCGAAGTCGAGGTATATCAATCTGCTCTCCATAGAAAACCCCCACCACCTGGAACTCAGATGGCGGGGGGTAGTGACTAGTCCAAGAAACTCTCATCCTCTTCCGGTGGCTCGATCTCATCGAAATCGTCCTCTGGGTCTGTGACCGCAGCGAACGGCTCACCGACACCTGTCTTCTGGACGTTGCCCAAGTAAAAGTTCACACCTTTGCCCGCGACATCGTAGGCGTTGGGAGTGTAGGAAACACGAGCCTCGCAGCCAGCTTGAAACTCTTCCTCTTCCAACTGAACCTTTGGGTTCATGCCGACAACTCGTGGCCGGTTCTTGGACCGGAACTTCACGACCCAGTAACCTTTGTAACCTTCATATTTCGCTTCATCACCGTCTGTGATCGGAGAGTCGTACGCTCCAGGTTTCAGCTTCGGCCATTCCTCTTTGGCCGTTTCTCTGACGATATCTTCCATCTCAGAGATGTCAGTGTCCTTGGGGATCAGCAAAGTTATTCCGTACTTCGCCGCTGAATCTGGGGTTACCTTTTCAGCGGTCCACAACGCTGGAAAAGACGCCCTTCCTTTTGGTGAAATGTGTGCCACAGTATCTCCTAGTTCAGAAAGTCAAATTCTTCAATAACATCGAACTCAGCTTCAGGCTCAAACGTTACCGCTTTGCCCTTGGCCGTGTCCAACACGGCTCGGAAACCCATGTCTTTCCGAATGACCAGATCAGTAGTCTTGTCCTCGAACCCAAGCTTAGCCAGCTTAGTTGGGGACAGCAGAGTCGGTGGCGCAGACACGCTCTTCTTGATGCCACGACCTTGCAGCTTCTTGATGACAGCTTCAGGGTCAGGCTCCCACGACCGGTTGCCCTTCACGGCGACTGCTTTGCAACCATGGAACACGACGCCCTTCCGCATCTCTTCGACCATTCGCTTAGGTACTTCATCAAGCACCCTTCTGATGCGAGTCGCAGCCTGCATAAGCAGGACCCACTGCTCATGCAGGTCTTCGCTACCGTCATCGAAATCGATAGCAGCAGCTTCAGTGGCCTCTTCGTAAAGCTTAGGACACTTTGCAACAGCCTTGCACCAACGGCAATGGTCGCCGGATGCTAGGTGCGACTGACCAACAGAATCGGTGATCCTTGCCTTGAACAGGTCCATGTCCTCAGGTGAGTATTCTACCGTTTCTATCTCACCTTCTATCCTAGGCTGCACGATCGTCGCTCGGAAAGCATCGACATCGTCCTTAGTCATCTCGCGGGCCAACAGCAAATAGCACATGAGCTGAGGATTACCCTCGACGCTAACGGCAATGCCCGCGCCGTATTTCAGGTCAACAACATGGAGGACATTCTTCCCACTGTCTTTGTAGTACCCACACCAGTCTACCGTCCCGCCGAAATCCTCAATCTCTTTGGATTCGATAATCTGCTCTGGTCTCCATACGCAGTCCTTCATTACCTTCGCGAGCCCGCGAACGTGATCCAGATAAACTTGGACGTGCGGATGCATGTCATCCGGGTAGTCCTCGTTATCTGTGTCATCCGCATCGATACCAGAGTTGAGACAGCGTTCTGCCAACTCGTGAGCCAGAGTTCCCTCCTTCGCGAACTCTGACTCCTGATCGGGTTCTCCCTTGCATAGCTCCAGGGACCCAGGGCATTGTAGCCACCGGCTGGAGCCGCTTGGGGAGAGTAGGTAATGCTTACTCATCCAGGCTCTCCTTGAACGCCTTCAGTGCTTCCATGGCACCAGCGTACGCTTCGGCAGTTGCATCGAGGTCGGAAATCTTACTCAGCCCTTGGGACTCCAGGAATGTCCGTGCAGTTGCTGGGCCTTTTTCTTTGGCAACTGCTCGGAGGATCTCACGCAACTCGACCTGGACTTCTTCGCTGACCGGCTCTCCGGTTTCTTTCTTGGCGGGCTTCTCGACGGCTTTTTTAACAGGCTTTTTCTTAGCGACCTTTTTCTCGGGCGCAACCTGCGGGGCCTCACCTTGTAGGAACTCTACGAGGTCGGCTTTGTTTTCAAACTCGATCGTCAGTTTCAGCATCATCTCTCCGAGGGTTAAAACAGGGTTAAATGTCAATTTCAACTTGACCAGACTTCATAATCCGGTTTGCTAGTTCCTGGGAAAACGCTTGCAATACGCTCACCGCTAGGACCTCAGGATCATCCATCAGTATCTCAGCCAGCAGGTCCTGGGTCTTTGTTGTGGAGTCCTTAGACTTCTGGAGTGATTTTATAGTGTCTTGCATTGTAGAAGTGTCTATGTCTTCAAGCTTCGCACTTACGTAAGACTGAACTTCCGCGATTTCGCCTATCATCTCGCTCATACGCATATTAAGCTCCTTTTATTAGCTATCAGCGATTTTATCCACTAGCCTGATCCTGTCAAGTGACTATAATCGAATAAATACCAGATATCACTAAAAGGAGCTTAATATGCCTGTCGGAAGACCAGCGTTACCACCAGAACAACTACGAAATGCACCGGTCCTGTTTCTACGGATGACATGGGAAGAGCGCGAAGCGATCGATGCAGCTGCGGAGAAAGTCAACCAGACTCCAATAGAATTCGCCAGAGAAGTGCTAGCTAGAGCGGCAAAGTGAAGACCACTTGCCTTTTGGACAAGAGGACGTGGCCCAAGTCAATTTAGATAGCGGGCCTTTGACACTTTTGATGCCGCATCCGCATTCGCTGCATTCCATTTTGTCGTCTATCAAGTACTCGCAGGTTTCACATACAGCGAACCTTTCGTCCACCTGTTCCTGCGTTGCTTTCTTCCGGCCAGTCGCTACATGTTTCGTAGCCGCTTTCGCAAAGTTCTTAGCCTTCGTTGTTACGCTCTGACCTTTGGGAACGCGGTAGGCTCTCGGGATGCGACCGGTGCGGTCAATGACCAGGGTGTGGTCTCCTCTGTCGTGACGTTCGATCATGGCTTTAGTGTTCCGGTCACTGAGATATGGACAGCTGCGTCACCTTGGTTGCATCCCGATATCACATCCGCGTCACACTCTACACCGATGCATTCGTAAGGGTCAGGAATGAAGCAAGAGGCTGTCATACCACTGGACGCACTTCCCCCACCTACTCGATCGCTTTGGATGTTAACTATGATCTCTAATCCTGTCGCATGCTTCTTAAGTATGGCAGACCCTGAATTAGACATATCCACATCGTCCGGCGGGGGAGTGCCTGGATTAGGGCACGTAAAGGTGTTTGGGTTTACAACGAAACCCTTACAGTCACCGTTAGCATCTATGTGGTCGATGTAAACTATCCACAGCCCATTGAGATTAAGACAGCCGCATTTTATGTAGTCACTGTCCGTTGGGGCAGCAGCTGCGCCAGAGACAGTAAAGCTGACTTGCATGGACTGTGCGAGCGGACAAGCGGGGCAGTCGAATATCGGCGGTCCACCTTCGCAGCAACAGGCCTCTGAATACATCAGTGTGCCTGGACTGCTCGGCAGGTACAACAACTTGCCTCCCTTTCGCCAAAGCTGTTTAGCCATTAGGGGCAGTCTCCGACAGGCACTATCTCGATGTCCTCTTCATCGCAGAGGTTCGCTTTCACGATGTACCTTTTAACCTTCTTCATCAGCTTGTCCTCTGCATCAATCCAAACGTCCTCAACCACCTCGATGCAGATAGGCTCCTCTAAGCACGGCTCACAGGAGGGGAAAGGTCCTGTCCAATCAAGGGGAGCTGGGTCTGTTACCTCGTCCTGCGTCTCTTCGACTTCCCAGCATATCCCGTTGTGCTTTACGATTTTCCCGATAGCATCAGACAGGTCTTCATCAGTTACGATCGGATCTGCGGACTCACAGTCTGGGTCGCCGGAACCGCAACCGTCACAGTACTTCTCGCAAACCTCTTTCTTGCACCCAGCGTCTATGAGTTTGTACCGGGGGTCCAGACAGTTAGTGCAGTCGTCGTGAGCCGACTCGATGATGAACTCTTCCCATATCGCAGCCGGGTCGGTTATCAGTTTCTCTTCTATCTCGTAGCACTTGCCATCTTTGCCCGGATCTTCATGGAACCGCTTAATAGCTTTCCCAGATCCTACGTACTGGCACAGTTCAGGGTTGTGCGACCAGACGATGTCGTTGCCAGCATACTGACATTCGGTCAGCTTGTATCCATTGCAGCACTCGCACTCTAGGTCGTAGTCTCTGAGGCTGTACCAGACTTCGGCTATCGTTAACGAAGCACAGTCGGTGACAACGCCTTTGAACTCCCAGCACTGTAGTACAGAGTCCGAAACCCCGGCTATGATCACGTCACCGATTTCTAGCTCAGACAGGTCGAACGGCTCATTGTCAGCAGCCCATTCAGCTTCAGCCACCCACAGTTGGCCTCCTCCAGAACACTCCTCGAAGTAGTAACAGCCGCACTCTCCGCACGTCTCGTAGTACAGCCCGTCGTACTCTTTGCCCAAGTCTTCTGGGAACCCAGAGCAGACGTGCTTCACATCCAGAATTGTGTAGCAGGTCCCGTCTATCCGCATGATAAGGTCTATCAGCGACTCAGGGTCAACTCCTATTTGATCAGTACGAACATACCTCAGCGACTGGTCTACACAGTTCTCTAACTTGGTGCATAGGCCGCAGTCCGCGCAGTCATCGTACGAACTCTTTATGCTAGAAACGTCTGCTTCTTGTGCAGCATCGCAGTCAGTCGATTTGGAAACTGTGTAACACAGACTATCAGCCCACCAGACTATCTTCCCTTCGTAGTCTTGGAACTCTCCCTTTACGGTGAGCGCTGTACCTGCATCACACGGTGTAAGCAGCCAACAGGCACTGCTCGGGTCTTCACATTCGTTGCAGTCGTCCGTTAGCTTAGATATGTCAGCACAGACAGCAGACCAACAATCAACCGTAGGAGGTGGGACTTCGATCTTGTAACAAACGCCAGATACAACAGCTACTTTTCCTATACTTTCATATAGGTCATTCGAAACCAGAAGAGGCTCCTCGCTCGTGTCGCAAGGATTAAGGTAGTACAGAGGGGGCAGAGGCAGCAGTTTAACTAGGCACCACACTTTGCCTTCGTCCTGCGAAGCCTTCCACAGAATCTCAGCACCTTGTCTCCCACTGTGCAGGTTCTCTACGTCGCCGGATTTTATTCCGCAGAACCGGTGCTTCACATCGTTGACCACTACCTTAACCATCGTGTAACCAAACGCAGTCGCGGCCACCACTTCGTTTTTGGCTGCTGGCATCTGCAATACTGCAAATGTGGACCTGTGCTTTTTCTCGTCCGGTGCTTTGCCGTCCACTATGACCGGCTCGTACTCTTCTCCAGTAGATGAAGAGCCAGCGGTTGGGTCTATCGTAGAATCACCAAGACCAACAATATTGAACTGCCCTTCGAAGTCCTTATCGGTAGCGTTGCGTACCTGCACCGTTATAGACTGAGGGTCTATGCTGCCGACCACGGGGTTCTTCTGCAAGGCCCTCTGCTTATCGACCCATCGCGCAGCTTCGACGATGCTGTTCCACGAGGCACCAGGGAACTCGTGTAGGATTTCCTGGGGGACAAACTGCTTGTAGCTGTTGGGCATCTTATACGCCGGGTGTTAGGGCTTGTAGCAGGTTCAGTGAAGTCTCAGTCCAGTCTTTAACAGGCCACACCTGTTCGACGTAAGCACTTGCGTACTTGCCCATGGCTTCCATCTTCTTGGTAACTGGGTCCCAGGCAGGAACACCATAGACCCACAGGTAATCGTGCCCGGATTTCGGGACCATCACTTCTCCTCCGAGAATAGGGACCCTCTCGTCCGGAGGTCCCTCTAGCATCCTATTCATAGAGTAAGAGAACGAGAAGTTCAGCTCCCAATCTTGCATCGTTCGCTTCGTACCAGTGACACCATTGAAGAACAGCTCCCCACCATCGAACGTGTGGCCAAGCAGACTGAATGGCTCCTTGTTCATCGTTCCGACCCATTTCATGATGTCGATCTGGAACGTAGAAGTGTGGACACTATTCTCGACAGCCCAGTTGATCTCGAAGGTCGGCGGTGGGGGAGACAGGTCTACGCCATTGTACTTAAACTTCTTGTTGTCGAGTTCAGCGTTGATGAACCCATTGAAATTCATGTAGTCAGTTTCTACAGCGTCCGGGTAGCCAAGCTCATGCCTCAAAGACAGCTTGACTTGAGTTTTAATGCTCGTCGCAATCTTGCCGCCTTCGGCTTGAGCGTTATAAGTAAAACTGCTTTCGCCGGGTTCGACAGCCGGGGGAGGAACCGGCTTTCCAGCAGCTACTGCGTTGTCCACCCATCGCCAGTCTGCGGTGCCTTTGTAGGTCGCAGGGTTGCTAGACATCTCGCTAATGCTCTGAGTATTCAGAGTGTAGTTCAGAATCGGGATGCCCGGCAGGTTGTCATAGTCAGAGCCGCTCGTGTAAGCGGTCAGCCATACATTGAACTCGAACGCAGCTGTGTTCTCGTCGTCGAGTCCTGTGCCGTCGTGCTGCAAAATGAACTCTCGGTGAGTCCCAGACGCTGGCCTGTTCCGGCCAGTGTTAGCTTCTAGTATCGTGAATCCCATTATTGTATCCCTACTGCTAGGCCTTGTCCCATTTTGCTTTCCATACTACTAAGGATATCTGTCTGCTTCTCAGTCTCTCTCAGTAGGTCGCTCTGACCAGATGCTCTGAGCATCTGGTCCGCTAACTTCGCGGAGAAGGTCCCGATGCCTTTCCCGGCTACAGGCATCTTACCCCTGAGACCTCTAATGGTATCAGCAATAGCTTTCGTTCTTTCGACCTGCAACTCCGCAGCTTTTTTCTCTGCCTCCATCTTAGCTTTCGTCACGTCTCTGCGGTGCTTGTCTCGTTTATCTATCGCAAACTGTTGTGCTGCTGATACCGATTTTATCAGGTCAAGTCTCGCCTTCTTCTCGTCACTCAAGCCCTTCTTCCACAGAGACTCTTGGATAGCGTGGTTCTTCCGGTTCCTTGCTTCTTTTTCTCTGTCGATCTTGTCCAAACCGGCCATCAATGTCTCAGCGTCCATGCTCTCGATAAGCCCAAGGTCCATGTCCTTGAAACCTTTCTTCATGGATACTGCCATCGCCGTCAGCAATGGAGACATAGCGATAAGGAACTTGAACACCTTGCTTACACTTCCGCCTACTGCATCCATCATTTTCTTCATGTTGAATAAGTGGCCACTTACGAACTCGAATATGAGAACCGCTTTCCTACCAAAGGCCTGGAAAGCTTCCGACATCTGTGAGATAGCTCCCTGCACACCCGTTGTCTTTAGGTACTGAGTAAACCTAACCCAAGTAAGCTTCATGGATGCCACGGCTACTTCGAGAATCCCACCTAGATTGCCGGAACTTATCGCGGTCCCCATGCCATACAGTACCTCATCAAAATCCTTCGCAAAGTTTTGTAGGCCGCGCGTCAAATCAACAAACTTGAAAGCACTAGCGATATCGGACCCAAGAGTAACGAACGACCCTCGAATGCCATTTACAACGGCTTTGACATTGTCCTTCACTACAGACAGCCCTTGAGCGACTTCTGTGAAGGTATTGGTGAGAGACGCACCTGCTCTAGACGCGAGCGTTGCTAGGACCCCAATTTCTACGCCGATCAGAGTAAGTACTCCGACAACACCAGCCGCTGGCAGACCCAGCAACACTGTCGATATAGACGCCGCTATTGCACTCATCGCTACGGAGACAGTAGAAGCTACCCCAGTGGCTACAGAGGCGAGCATAGGCAGCACCAGAGAAAAGGCCCTTACCACATTCGCTGTTACAGTTACCGTCGTACTGAAGGCGGTCAGAGCTAAGGTGAGCGAAGTTAGACCGGTTTGTACTAGTACACCAATCACGGCTGATAGAATCTTCACAGAAGCTATCAAGGGTAGCATGACGAGAGTGGTTGCTCCACCGACAACTATCATAGCCGAGGCGAGCGTCTTCATCGCAATGCCCGTAGCAAGAATCCCGGCAGTCATCGCAGCATAAAGCAGTGCAGACTGTATCAGTTTTTTAGCTAGGTTTTCACTGTTTTTAATAGAATCTGCGAGTCCCTTAACGAACAGCGTAGCCCCATCGATAGCGTAACTGAACGCTGGGCCAAGCTTCTTGACCAAGGCCTTAGCCGCTCCGTCAACAGCTGATGTGAGCTTTTTTATCGAACCCCAGAGACCTCCCTCTACAAGCTCCATCAGAGCTTTAGATGCACCTCTGTTCTCGATGATACTGTTGGTCATGTCGTCGAGACCTTTGACGTTTTCAGCTATAACCAGAGCGGCACTAGCACCGATACCGAACATCTGTTGGAAAAACCCAATGCGTTCGCTACTCGACATGAATTTTGTTGCTTCGTCCAGCTGCTTAAATAGGTTGACCATGTTGGTAAATCCACCACCAGCATCTTCAAACTTCATGCCTAGCTCTTCCATCGCTAACTTCTTTGAGGGTTGGACCATCTCCTTGAAAACGCGAGCTAGTTGGCGACCGGCTAGTGTGGCTTTGATATTCTTTTTAGCCAGCATGTTCAAAGCCGCGGATACCTCTTCGAGAGTGAACCCAAGTATGTGAGCCATCGGCCCAACAAACTTCATAGCCTGCCCAAGCTCCTCGAAGCTATGGGAAGCTTTGTTAGAAGCCGACACTAAAGTGTCAGCTGTTCGCGAAGACTCACTGGTAGCCAAACCAAACTGACTCATTGTGGACACTAGGATTCTTGTCGTTTCCGCAAGATCAGTCATCGTGCCTCTGGAAGCGTTCAAGGCATCCTCAACTTCACCGTAGATCTGAGCAGTGTTTCGCCCGGCTCTCGCTAGCTCAGTCATACCCTCCGCTACCTCAGTAGCCGTGAACGAGGTCGTCCGGCCAAGTGCTAACGCTCTCTCCCTTAGTTCCTCCATCCCTTGCCCGGTCTCTTGAACGATCCCTTGGACAAACCGCATCTGCTTATCGAACTCAGCGAACCCTGAAGTGGCCTTAGCAAGACCGTAAGACGCAGCGGCGCCTAACACGGTGAACGCAGTCCCTATGGTAAGTAACCCAGCCCCTACTGAAGCAAGGTTACTCTGGAGTGTTTTGAACGGCGTAGTAATGGAAGACCCAAGAGTCTTAACAGACATCGCAAACCGAGAGAGCTGGGCCCTAGCACCCTTAAGACTCTTCTTGAGAGATGCAGTGTTCGCGAAGATCTCAACGTAAGCGCGCCCTGCCCTAATTGCTCCTGCTGCTGCCATCGGTCAATACCTTTTTTGGTTTATTTCCCGTCAGCTCACACCATTCCGCTACACTCACGGTTTTCTTAGGACGGGTTTTCTCAGCATACGGATTAAAGTCAGAGCCCTTAAAAGCTCTCGGACGTTTCTTCGGGTCTCTGATTGTGTTATAGATCGCGGCAAGTATCTCGGAAGTACCAAGCCACTGGACTTGATGATACGCTTCCACCATTTCCATCAGCTCTCGGAGCTTGAAGGGTCCTGGGTCGATTCGGAGGATACCAGAGCATCGGCTAATGATTCCCCAAACTTGTCCACCAGCTTCTGCATGTCCATCCCCTCCAGCATCGTTATCGCCTTGTCCGACATCATCCCCTGCGCCGTCTCTATTTTTTCCATCGCCAGTTTCAGGACTTTGCCCCGGCGGGGGGAAAAATCCGCAAGAGCGTCCGTCATAGCTACCGAAGCATCTTCCAACATCTGGCCCTTGCCAACCAGCCGACCGAAATCTGCATCGCTTATGTTGGCCGCTTCGCACTGGTCCTGGCAAAGCATAAATATCGTGTCTACCAGGAAGATCGGGTCTTCAATCAGCTGAGCTATTGTACCGCTCTCTCCTCTGTCTGCACTCAGCAGATCGACCCCTTGGGCCTTAAGCCGTTTCAGTAGGGTAGTGTCCAGGTCGATGACCCAGTCCTTACCATTCGCATCTTTGAACGTAGCCATAGTATTGCTCTCTAAGGTTACAGAAAGACCTCCAGGCCGAAGCCTGGAGGTCTAGGGAGGGGGTTTAATATCAACCAGCACCGGCAATGGTTTTCCAGCCCGGTTCGAGAGCCGAGAACCCAGATGCTAGAGTGACGTTCACTTTGATCGCATCTTCCAGAGGCTGTTCCTGCGTGAAGTCAAGCACGGAGAACGCAGCTTCAAAGTACGTGGTCGTTTCGCCGGTGGGTAAGACAGCCGGGTCGATTTCGCCATCGGCAAACGCCATGTGGACGAGTGTCCCGTCCTCAAACGCGGCGAACAGGATGTCAAACAGACCATCGCCTGGGGCGTAGATCATGGTGAAGTCGATCGAGCCCTCAGCCAGAGTACCCATCTGCTTGCGGTACTTCGAACCACGAGTAGAAACGTCAGCTGACGCTAACGACTGGTTGATCGTAACGTCCTGGACGTTGCCCTGCTCGACCCATGTCGGGGTGGCATAGTCAGGAGGGATTCCAACGATATCGGAATAGGTTTTGGCATTTAAGCCTAATACTGCTTCGCCTGCAACGGGCATGATAATCTCCTTAAGATCGAACTTGGCCTTGCCACATTCTAGCAAAGCGGGGCATCGCAATTGTGAGAGCCGGGTCCATATACGGCCTCTTCGGGTAGTTGGCCATAATTCCTGGCCTTAATATGGTCTTGTCGTTGAACTTCGCTTTCCCATGCTCATGGGCCTCTGGTGTGGTAGCACCTCTTCGTTTCTTCCCTGGCAGCAGCTTTGGCCCCACCACAAAAGATGGTCCAACTCCAAAGCTAGAAAAAGACTTTCTCCCTCTCTCGGCCAGCAGAAACTTCTTCAATTGTCCCTTCACAACCCCAGGTGGTTTGCCTGGAGGCGACGGGCGCCTTACCTTCGTTGCGACCGGCTCATACATTGGGTCTTCGCCCATGATATGCCACCGCACTCTGGCGTCGTGGAACAGCCCTGCGAGGTGCAGTGGCATCTCCGACTCAGCCTTGTAATACCTCTGTTTTCGCATCGACCGGCGGGCAATCTTACGCACTGTAAACGCCTGCCGCCTGATGACTCTCTCTTCCGCTGTTCCGACCTTCTGTATCACGTTACCAAACTCGTCGAAGATATCTACGTTGAAAAACTTTGCTCCAAACTTCTTCCTGAAGTTCAAGTTAATCATACCTGATACCTGTAAACGATTTGCCCGTTGACCTGAGCCACTCTCTGCTCTCTCAAGCTGTCTTGGTTGAATAAAGTATCCATGGATGACTCTAGCCAAAGTGCTGTCCCAGTGTACGAATCAGAAGTCTTTATGACCCTGAGGTTCCTGTACAGCATCAAATCAAGCTCTTCGAAAAGTGCAACAACTTCGTCTACCGCCTCGACTCCACAGTTACCTACACGAGCTATCAACATCAAGTCGTAAGGTATGTCTATGAACCGCCGGGTACGGCTGTGCGGCACATCGCTCCTCGGAGACTCCAAGATAGAAGACCGCAGATAGACCTGTGGTACTCTGTCCAGATTCTCCAGTTCAACTTCCGGCATGTAGACACGCTTTGGATCGGCCAGCCCTGTGCTTTTTATGTAAGCAACAATGGCATCTCCGATTTCCGCGATGTAACTGCTCATGTCGTTGTAACCTTAGTGTGTACTCTCCAGGACAGCCGGTAAGCGTCTGAGTATCTCGCTTCTGGTGCAGAAGCAACCGGCAGCACCTCAAACTTCAGCCCATCATATTCAATCGAGTCACCTCTCTCAGGATCGACGGGGCCTTTACCAAAGTCGTAATCAGCAACGGCTATCGTAAAGTCCTCTGACTTCTCTTCGACAATGACGTTCTCGTCGTTATACGAAGTTAGGTCCGATGCTCCGAGAGTAGCCTCAGCGGTGAAACTAAGCCCACCGCGCCAGACGGTGACGGTAATAGCGCGGTGGGCTACCCTCTTTCCTTCGAGCCAAAGGGCTCCTTGTTTCACCAAATCAGCCATGCTGTTATCACGCTCCGTCGAAACGTGCCCAAACAGTCAAATCGGTAGCCGTGCTTGCTTTCACGGCGACACCAAAGGCGGTCCCACCAGTTGTCAATGCGTTATCAGACGCATCAATACTGACAGCAGCACCGACAGCAAACGTGTCAGAGCCAGTGGCCTTGTCGATCTCGTAGATGGTAATGCCGTTCCCGACATTCACAGCACCTAGCTTGCCTGATGCAGTGTCACTGTGAGTGACACCAAGCAGTCCACTGCCAGTGTCCACGAGTTCACCGGCGAGTTCCCCCTGGCTAACGTAGTCGGCCATGAGCGTTTCGCCCTGACGATACTTAATACTCATCTTTATTTTCCTCTATGAAAGAACTATTTTGTGCTTCTGCTTGTAAAACCCTACCCGCTGAGAAGCCTAACTCAGCGGGTAGGAAACCCAGGAGAGAAGTTTTAGGCGACTTCGCTCTTCTGTGCCGCTCGCGGATCGACCTTTGCAACCCCGAAGTCGAAGTAGCCACGGAATGCAACGCCCAGTACCTCGAACGCAGCTTGCTGCGACTCGATGGTAGGCGAAGACACACCATTCAGGAAACCAACTTCCATGGCAGCAATGTCAGCCGGATTGGCGAACATGTACCAGTCGTTGGCGTCCGAATTCGGCATACCGGCAGAATTCAGGTAAGGCGTTGGTACTGGTCGGTAAGCACCAGCATGCGGATTACCTTCGAGCGTCTTCGCAGCATCGGTACTGACAACCTTCAGGTCGGAGTACAGTTGCTGAGCCGTGACGGCCAAGCTAGTCGGAACCAGGAGACGATCGGCACCCAAGATGATTGGCTTGCCATCGGCATCGGTCTGGTCCATGAACTTCTGAGCAACAGTACTCAGCCCATCGATCGTCAAAGCGACATTGGACAGGTTGGCATTGTCAGCGTGGAAGAAGTCATCGGAGTTGTCCATCAGGACGGCGAAGACTGCTTCCTCAAGACTCAGAGCAGCTTGGCGACCAAGCAACGATCGGATGCTGTCCAACATGCCAAGGTCATCATTGATGATGTCCTGACGAGTGAAAGCAAACCGCCGACCGTAAGTGTCAAGCTGGTTGCTGTAAGTCTCTTCGGTCAGCTCGGCAGATTTGATCTCACCGTCTTTTCCAACCTTCAGGAACGTTCCATTAGCAGTCAAGCGGTAGCTTGTATGCGTTTTGAAATCGTTCATGGATCGAGTTCGGCAGAACTCTCTCCAGGTTGTCGGAACGGCCAAGAAGCTCTGCAAGGCAGACTTGTTAGCGACGTTGGACAGGATGCCCGGCAGACTGATCGTCGAGGGGCCAGCCGCTGCTTGAAGGACATGCTCAGAATAAGCAGCAATCAAGGCATCGCCATTGGCTCCAGGATGGACATGGCCACCAGCAGCGCGGATGCATTCATGCATCAGATACTGGAGTCCGCAGTTGCGAACATTCTTGCTCATGGCCGCTTCGACGGTCTTTTCACCGAACTGCTCACCAACGAACTTTTCGTCCTGCGTTGCCTGTAAGCAAAGCGAGGCCTCAAGGACATTGGCTTCAGGAGCAACGGCTCCACCGTGGATGGCCGGGAGAGATGGACGTGACGCACGCATGGCCTCAAGCTCCGTTTTCTCACTGGTCCAACGGTTCTCAAGGGCGTGAGCGACCAAAGAAACCTTCGAGCCTTCAACCTCGATCTCAGGGCCGTCATACTTGGCACAGATACCAGTGATGCCACTGACGTAGCTGTTGGCATCGACAGCCGCTTTGACAGCGTCGTCGGTTGCCTTCTTCACAGCATCCTCGGCTGGCTTCTCGTCCACAGGGACTTCGGCAGGCTTCGCAGGTTCCGCAGGTTCGACCGATGCCTTGAACATCGTTTCCAGACTGGCCTTAACGACATCGTCAAGATCATCAGCTTCGAAACCCTTTGCTTCGAGCCAGGACTTAAATTTCGGGTCCATCGTATTCTCCTTCTTAAGTGAAGCGGCGATGCGAGCCGATGTATCATCGTCAACGCCAAGAGGTGTAAATGAAATTTCTTTCAGGACAGATTTGCTCGCGATATAGGCCGGACCAACTTCGGTCCTCCCATTGATTTGGACTTGCTTCCCGGCTGCCAGATACTGTACCGGCTTTGGAAAGTGCAGACCAACGCTCGCCTGCCAAGGAAACCCATTCAATGAAGATTGAACAACTTCCTTAGCATCCGGCGACGTACTGGACACGACCCCATCGATATCGACTCCAGTTTCGGAGATTCTGACTTCGGTCGTATGTCCGACACGTTTTGCGTTGTCATGGTCTAGCAGAGCCGGTCGGCTCTTGCTAGTGGCCGATAACCCTTTGAGGTCAACGATCACTGGGTGTTTGAAATTCCCAACCTTCAGAGGTCCGCCGTTGTACGCGCGGATGCTAAAGGTCGGCAGCTTGTTTTCCTCACCCCCAACGATGGCGGCGGTCAAGTCCATGAACATCAGGTCCCTGGACAAGTTCGGTTTGTACTTCATGCCGGTGACTCCACTGCGGGTTGAGAGGCTTGCGAAGAGGGGACCGGCAACCCGATCTCCTCTCTCCTCGCTTGCTGCTCAGCAAGCTTTCGATATTGCACTTCAGGATCACGACCAACCTGCTCGAACCAGAAGTCTTCGTCCGTGAGCAGGCCAGCTTCCCAGCGGGTGATAGCCGCGTTGGCTTCCTTCTCCGGGTCAACGTGAGGCATCGCGTCCCAGTACCAACGCACAGGCATGTTGCTGAATGCGTCAGGGTATGCTTCCATCTCGGGCAAGTATCCGGGGAGCAAAGTAGCTTCGTTCAGCCATCGCTGGAACACCCGTCCCAGGACCACATCTTCAATCCATTTCCGCTCGACCATGATCGACCGCTGGAAGATCTGGTGGTCCAGTCTGCCGGAAGCATAGTTATGGTTTTCGCTGTTCGCTAGCGCGATGTTCAGCGGCATGTTCAGACACCGAGAAATCTCAGAGATGATGCACCGCCGGAACATGTCAAACGTTGCCGTTGGATGCTCCGATGCAATCTGCTTCATGTCCCAGCCCGCAGGCAACACAGGAAACGAGCCTCTCTGTAGATTGAAGATGTCTTCGTCCGGCATCTCCATGTCTTCAGCATTAAGAGCAGAAGAGTCCGTATAAACGACTCCAGCCGCGTTAGCGGCGGCCTCAGCAGCTGTCAGGGTGGCAATCGTGAATCTTCGGAACTGAGCGAAAGTCGGGAGCGCGGACACCATCCACGGAATTCCCCGGACTTGGCCTGGGCGGTCTTCTCGCTTCAGATGAATCATGTTCCTGGAAGAAATCGAGTACTGCTTCTCCTGGAAATAGTTGTAGGAATCCCCAGGATGATACCGGCTCACATCGTAGTAGATGGGGTAGCCGTTGTCATCGAGCATGATACCGTCAATATATCGTGGGGACATATCGGTTAGACCTTGGTATCTCGCGTGGACGTACTCTGCCTCAAGCACCCGGTAGTCTAAAAGAGGAGTGCCTTCCGGCAACCGGGGATTGTTTATCTCGACGATGAAAGACTCACCGTCAACAGGCATTGCGGTAATCGCAGAGGTCAACTTCCAATTGAAATTGACCATCCGGCACCACTCACACCACCTCAGTTGTACTATCTCCGCTACCTCACGGTCTTCAATGTCCAGCCGGGGCTTGGGGCCAGAGCCAATGAGGAAATTAGACCGGGTCAGCATCATACCTTTGTAGTACGAATTGTTTGCGTACTCGTAACGACTACGATCCCGGAGGGTGCGTCGTACACCCGGATTATTAGCAGCGTTTGCGGATAGATTATCCGCATACGACCAATGCGCCTCATTCTCGATGGTGGTTTGAGCAGCGTCATAGCGAGCCTTCAAGGCCCTCTTGTATGCGTTACCCAACCTTGGAGTCTTAGCCGGAACAGGCATCGGGGAACCAAACCTATCGAGGATAGCTGTCACGGCGCCCCTCCTGGTTTGAACTTCATCATTCGGATACCTGCACCGCTGGATTTAACAGCATCATTCGACCCAACGAACCTTGCAGCCTCAACTTGGTCGGAGAGGTCATGCATCTCTGTTGAGCCGGAATCTCCGGTCACTCGCCGGATGCCGTCCTTAACCTGCTGGGCAATCGCGTCTTTGATTTCTTGGTCCATGTCTTTAAGAATAGCACAAAGAACCCGATAGAAAACAGATAAATAGAGCTCACATTTCACCTATAGGTGAATGAGACCAGAGTTTTTAAGATATTTTTCAGAAGGCTTCCGGCCATTTGACGATGTCATCACCGTTTGGACGGATTTATATACGACATCGCATGACGAGCATTTGTGTGCCCGTATGAGAGAGTCCCCTGTCATCTTGGGGCCCCACGATCGGTACGACTTGGCACCGCAGCTAGGACACGGCGGTGCGGTTTGGCGACTCATCACTGCCTCCTTTCAGCTCTCTTCTCGGCCAGCGTTTTGTACCTACGTTTTCTAGCAGGCTTGGGGGCTTCGTCCATGGAGACCCCAAGCATAGAGGCTCCGACCGTCGTCATAACAGTCGCATCGAGCCAGTCATTGTCTGGGTGGTTAGGCGGCAGTTTCCATTCGATTACCTTTCGTCCGCGTCCTTCGGTCATTATAGGCGTTTCAGCTGTCAGATGTTCTGACAGCATAGCATGATCCACCGGTGGATTACCAGAACCCCCTCCATACAGCTGTAAACAGCCCTTTCCACCGGGTAAAGTGGCCAACCTTTCCTGCAAGAATGTCTTCCAGAAATTGGTATCAAATCGAAGAGCCCGGAGCTTTCGGTGGACAGCCGGGATTTGAACTCTGTTGTTCAACCCTGGCCGGTAGTCACCTTTTTTCGTCTGCCACTCATCCATCGGGAGCATGGAAGCGGTGATTCCGATCCCCCGGCAAGGCATCAGAATGCTCGCCACATCGGAGTCGCGCACCGCAAGATACACAGTGTCGGTCTTGAACCCTTCGTCCACAAAAACTCGGCTAGCGTACATCTCGGTGCCGGAAGTGGAAACCCATTTGGTCCTGGCCAGCTGTTCACCCAGCTCTCTGATCGACCGGTAGATGGCCTCTTCTAGCGAGTGGTTCGGGTACATCGTCTGGAACGTTTCCCGGAGTCCTTTCCGCGTGAACCGGAGCTGTTTCTGCTTCGGGTACGTGCCGTAGTCCACGACAACCCCGTTGAACTTCTCGTCCCAAGCCGTCGTCACATACCACAACGAGTTCTGCTGGACATCGATCGCGGAGACAACGTGTACTGTCTCCGAAGGAACGATACCTTTTCGCAGATGGGCCTTTTTCTTTGCAATCTCACCGGCTGATAGAAAGTTGAAATCTTCGATATCTTGCAATGTGAGCGGATCGTTCTGGTACTCGGACGCGAACGCTTCATCGCCCACAGTCTGCTGCAAATTGTAAGCATGCTGGATCGCTGAGATTTCGTCAGACCTTTTTCGTTGGGGCCAGGACACATGATGTCCGAAGTCCATAGTTTCTCGATTGCTCTCGTAGAATCGATTGACCTTAGCAAGCGGTTCATCAAGTCGCATCGCTCTCGCACGCATCTCAAGGTATCTGTCCCAGAGTACTTTCGCTTCCTCACCCTGCGGCCATTCATTGACGAGCTTCTTTCTCACCCCATGCCATTCAGGGTGCAGTTCACGGTTCAATAGCTGGTCGGCAACGTCGTCTTGGTAGACCACAGTCATCGTTGCCAGGATAGACATTTGCTCCCCAGGACCAACCATACCAGCGAGGTCACCAACCATCGTCTGGATTCTAGCCGCGCACTGGGTCGGACTCGCGGCTGACTCTCTGGTCTGCGGATCGTCCACCAGCACCAGGGATGGCCGGATCACTTCCCCGTCAGGCATAGTCCGCTGGGCACCTCGAGCAGCACCGGTGATTCCACCGACACCAATCACGGCCCCAGATCCTATCGCTCCCTCGACCGAAGGCATCTTGACCGTGTCAGCCGTCCAGCTTATCAACGTGCTTTCCCCGTTCACCGTCTGGCCCTTGGCGCGCAGCGGCGACCGCTCCAACGCTCGGATCGGGAACAGAAGATCCGGGTAATCCTCGAAAAGCAGGTCATTGAACTCGAATTCGATCTTCACTGCTTCCAGGGCATTCTGTGCTTTCTTCGCATCCGCACAGATCAAATACACAAACCTGGAGTACCCGTTCAGAATGGCCCAGATGATAGACCGGGTGGCCATCGTCGTCTTCCCGCTGCCACGCGGAAGAGCTTCCGCGAAGAACAGACCCTGGCTAACAGCCCTTTCGGTCTTCTGGATTACCTCGGTGTGGAACTCGGCCCACTCGATGCTAAATGCTTTCGGAAAGTACGTACGCAGGAAGAAGCCAAGATCGATAGCCGCTCTTTCACGTCTATCAGGATCTAACGGAGGCGGTGGGGGCCCAATCTCTCGGCCCTCTTTGTCTCTGTTCTTCGCCCATATCCTGCGGACCTCTCTGGCTTTTTCCGCTGAAGCTTTCGCATCTCCCATTATGCGTTCTTCGGTCATGGCCATTAGTATACCTCTCCCCCCAGGTCAGTGCAAACCACCGGACTCTGTTCACCACTTGCGAAAATTTTCGTCTAAGCTCACCTCAAAAACCACCTTGTTTCATAGGGACTTTTTGAAATCATACTGAACAGGTGTGTACAAACTTAATTTTTCGATAGATTGTC